TCCGTTTCCTCAATGTATGAAAACTTTCTGAGCAGAAAACCGTCCTCGTCGTAAACCCAAAATCTCATCGATTCCACCTATTCCTAAACAAAAGATCCTCAAAAGTGGCGCGGTTCTTAAAGGCGCTTTCGCTGTTCCGCGCAATGCACTGCTTGCATACCCATCGTTCACGGCGAGGAGTCTTTTTCATCTCCCCGCCAGGCAGCGCGCGGTGCGAATAGCAACTGCCACAGAATTTCGTTTCAATCATTTTTTACCTTACGCACCAGACTGGCTAACGTGTTTGCTCAGTATAACTCTTGTGATACTTTCAGCCAAGATTTTTATCAACAAATTCAGCGACCATCAAAACAGCCTCGGCAAGCAAGCGAGCATCATTATCATCAGCAGACAGTTGCCTTTTTGACCACGGCCTAAAGTGCCGCGATATGGCGCGGTAGTGATCGACGTGGTGCTGGTGCAAATACTCGACCGCCGCGGCGACTGCCTGCACCTCAGCGCTCGAGTAACCGGTGACGTCGATATCGGTGCTGATCTCGAGCATGCCTCGAAACGGCCCACTGACCGACGGCATCCCAAGTTGCGTTTCTGTATCGCGCCAATCCGCGCGGCTCCAGCTGTCCAGCAGCTCAACGGCCCACGCCGGTTCTGGCCTCACTTGGCGGCCTCCATGAAAACTCTGGACGCGTACCAATCATCGCGGTCCACAAACAAAGCGCGTGCCCGACTGTCGCTTGGGCGCATCGCCAGCAATGCCTTGGCTAATGCAGCCTCTCCCGATCGGCATCGCCCGGTCACCGTCTCCCAGGTTCTAGCACCGCGCTTGCGGACCTGGCCGATGAAATAGCCTGAAGGCTCGTGAATTTGCAACAGCATTGTTATACCCCCTCAAAAACTTGCACAAGAACAACACCACCCTTTTTCGGGTCGGAAACTTCCATCGCAATTTTCCACCTGCTGTCGTCCACGCCCATCGCATCGGCCAAGCCATCGAGCCCAGATTTCATCGACGCCAGCATGTTGTCCATGTCGCGCGCTCGCCGGTCCGGTGGGAAAAACGTCAAATCGACGCGTACGGCGTTTTTTGACCCCCGTAGGTACCCAAGCCCCACCTGCTCCCCAATCGCCTTACAGCGGGCTCTATAGAGCTTCCTGAGCTTACTTGTCGTCGTCCAATGTTCCCTAGCGTTCGGCGAAAGCTTCGAAGATGGCCAAGGTAGTTCCAGCAGGAAACTTTTGTTACAAGTCACGTTATTAATTTTTTCTATCACTTTCTCAACTCCGATAGTCACTACCAGTACAGCATTGTTATATTTTCAATCATCTTCGTTCATCTCAATTTGGCCTTTCATCTTTTCGTAGGCAATTTCAGCCGCCCTACGAACACCCAAACTTAGATTGCCTTCACCCAAGCGGGAAAGCTTGTACGCTGTTTGATCGTTGAATGTGACAACGCGTTGAGACATTCGCTCATCTGCAGCAATTGGTTTACGTCCGCGTTTTTTTGTTTTGTTTTCCATATGACCTCCGTTAAAGAAGTCCTAATTATATATGTAGATACAAAAATGCTTTTATCGGGACTAACGGAGACAACGGAGACAACGCGACGGGCACCTTAAGCACAATATGTGTAGTTATATATAAAAAAAAAAGAAATCTCTCTTATATATATTAGATACACGGAAAGCCTTACTGGCTGCGGGCTTTAGCTGGAGACAAGCACGTCTCCGCAGTGCTGCCGTTATTGCTAATCGTCAACATCATCAACTTTCGGCGCAAACTCAACTGCGACCCAAGCCATCCGGCTTTTGCCACGACCAGAAGGAGGCTTGTATTGCACCAGCGAAACATCTTCGCGGCGCTTGAGCGCGTCTAAAATTGAATCCTGCTGCCGCGGTTCGAGAGCTCTAAACACCCGGCTGTATTTCGTCAGCTCTGCTTCCGTCCGTCCGTTTGGTCCAGCAGACCTGATCACGCGGATCACATCCTGGCACCAGCGATCAAAGTCACTGTCCCCCATCCGCGTGGCGACCTGCTGCTCCTGAATGGACAACACGAATTTGACGAAGTCGATTGCCCATTGGGCGCTGGTCGGGTCGATCTCGAGGCCACCTCCGGCGGCAACGGACTTCAATTGCTGGGCATCGTAACGGGCGCAGGCCATGCCCAACGCCAGTTTGGCTGCATGCTCCCATGCCCGACCCCACAACGGCGCCAAGCCGGCTTTCTTGACGTTCTCCATGCGGTCCTCGATCCAGTCATCAAACCCCCTAAACATCTGCGGAGTCATGGCCGCGAACGGCAACTCGATCGGGCTTGCCGGATCCAGACCTTGGATGCCGCACTGGATCTCCCGCGCGGCTTTCATCCACTCAATGACAGAGGCAGGTGGCTGGCCGATGCCGACGTACCGCTTCGGCACCCGCTTGTCTGGCACAAATAGGATCATCAGCCGGTTCAGGTAGCCAGACAACACGTCCTGGCTCCCCAGCGCCGGCCACAGCGTCTCCGGTGTGGTCGTGCCATGCAGGCCGACACACGGGTAGGCGATGTCCATCCTCTCCCGGTTCTTTTGGTCTGCGTACTCGGTGCCGTGGTAGATCGTGCCGGCGCTTGAAAACAGCTTCATCAGGTTCGTCATGATCGACGCCAGATGTGGTCCCGCGCCTTTGGTGGCAACCGCCTTGAGCATCAGCCCCAGCTCATCGATCTGAAAAAGGCTTGTCGGGTGGTTCGCTGCGCGTGAGAGCAATGCTGGTCCTGAAGCCAGCTCCTCACCGCCAAGCAAGTCCCCCAGGCCGGCCGCCTGGAAAAGAACCTTCACGCACTTTCTGGCGTGGTCTTTTCCCGCTGAAGTGCCGGCCACACCAACCAAGTAATAGTTCGTCCGCAGGCCGGTCGGCGTCGACACTTTCCTGCCGAGCACCGTTCCGACCACTGACAACGCCGCGGCTAACGCCAGGATCGGCTGCGGCTTTTGCGCAGTCTGCAAAATCCACTCGGTAATGTCCTGAACTATCCCTCCGGGTTTGAGCAGGTGCTCGGGATATTCCGGCACGTCATAAGACTGTTCCTCCTCCTCGACTTTTGGAGTCACCACAGTGACCGGGGCGTCGTTTCGAATCGCCACCGCGTCTGGCGTTTCTTTTGCTGTGCGGCGCCTCTCCTGCGCCTCCAGGGCGGCAGTCATGTCGATCGTGATGTCGGCCTCTCGTTTGGGCGCCCTGCGGTCAACGCCGACCAATTTTGATGCATCTTCGAGCGCCGACTGCAAATTCCCGTTGTGTTGCAGAACGCACAGCAGGTCGAATGCGTCGTGAGCGTAGCCGTCTGCCAGCGGATCGCTGCCGTGGTGGCTGTAGCACTTCTGGTGCTGCTGGTCGTCAAACACCACAACGCCTGGTATCCGGGTGCTCGAGCTTGGCGCAAGCCACCGCTTGCCCTTCTTTTTGTACCCGGCCTCGGTCAGCAGATCCTCAACAGATACAGCATTGTTATACGCACCGATGACATCGTTATGCTCTGTGCTCACGGCTCGAGAAGCCTGCACGTAGCGCCGCCCGCTGTGGCTTTTCTTCCACGGGCACAGGTTGTCGATCTCCTCGCGCAATCCGCTGTTCCGATCAGCCAGCGCACGCCAGAAATCCATCAGCCTGGCTGGGATGGTTGGCAGCTCCTCAAAATCCCAAGGAGCCTTCCCTTCGGCCCATGTGTAGTGATGTCCATCCGGGTGAAGCGAGGGTGGCAGCACGTCCTGATTTGGACCAGCTCTCAACTCAATGATCGTGAACCTATCCGTAGGGTGTTGCGCGTCTTTTTTCGGCCATGTAATTTTTAGCAGAGGCATTTCTGCTGGCACGCCAGTGAAAATTGCTTTGTCCCGATTGGCTTTGCTGCGAATGCGCATACCGAAATCCAGGATCTCGTCATACTCCAGGCCGAACTCCGAGAATATATGGCGCGCCCATAATTCGTCGTCGACGTCGATCGCACCGGTGCCGGACGGCTGGTGCACAACACCCATGTTTTGCGGTCCTTGAGCAAACTTTTTGATGGTCTTCTCCGGCGTATTGACCAGCTCGGACGGAGCATTCCACCCTGGATAGTTCGGCCCCTTCGTGCGCATGGGCATCATCACTAGCGACCAACCTCGCTGCATGTAAGCAAACGCGTGTTTGATCTGATCCTGCTGCTCTTCTGTCAGTTGTGACGGTTCTTTTTCATTGGGTATCACTGTTCGCTTTCCAACGCGCTTTCAGAATAAAGAACCCGGCGAACTCCGTGAAAGCGTGAAAACGGATAGCGTGGCCGCGCCTCGCCGGGTTGAAACTTGTCGTTGCTAAAACTTCATCAATGTGATATCGCAAACGCACAAAATGGGTATCAAGTGCGCCGTTTTTGAAGTTGCACAAAACTTCACAGATGCTATGCTTTGCCCTTCAATATGTTTGGTGAGGCCCTGAGCTCCCCGTCTGTAATGTGCTCAAGCCTCAGCTGCTGCAGATTAGGAATGCGCCCTCGAGTGCGCCAGTTGGAGATAGTCGGCTGCCGCACGCCGAGCGCATCGGCGACAGCAACCTGTGAGCCGAAGTATTTGATTACTTGTTCAATTTTCATGATGTGAATTATTTGGTTTGCGAATACTTGCGCTATCAGTATAACTCTTGTTATTGCAGGCAGGGAAGCCCCCTGATGATGTCAAACAAGTAACAGCAATCAATAGATAAAATCCTCATCAGGGCACCAGCATAGCGCGTTGAAAAACAACTTGCACCGAACTTCACAATGGTGATATTGTTTTGCCGTGATTCAAATGAATCACGCCAGCCCAATGGTTTTGGGACACGTCTGGAGACCAGCATGAGCAAACGCAATTACGTAGCAGAAATTGAATCCCGAGTTGCAGGCATACCCTGCATCATCGGCGTCATTGAGTTCAGCAGTCACCGCGGATCGTACTCGTATAACGCGCCGAGCGATTTGGATTACTGCGGCTACACCGAGCTTGAGTACGACATCCTAGATCGCCGCGGCCGCCCAGCAGCTTGGCTTGAACGCAAGCTGGACGGTGCCGCACGCGATGGAATTCGCCACCTTGTCTGTGAATGCCTAGCTTGAGTGTCACAATGATTACACCAAACCGCATTTTGAAGATCGTCACAGTATTGACGTACGCCGCCGCCCTGGTTGTTGCGTACATGGACCTCTTCATCTGGAGACCATAAACACACCGAAAGGAATCAACATGAACAACGTCCGAATGTTTCCACGAACAATGAATGAGGCATTTCCAAACACGTACGAGTACAGCTGCGCAATTGAGCGACCGTATTACGAACCAAAAAAAACCTGGGCGCGCGTAGCGATTGCAGCCGTTGTGATCGGCGCCGTCTCGATGGTCGTGCGAGCGGCAACTCAGTATTTTTTCTAACAAAGTCTGCCGCAAGGAGACAATCATGTTGAAAACCTACGACGTAGTGCGTGTTCTCGAGCTCCTAAAGATCATCGGGGCTTTGACGACTGAGCAGGCAAAAGATCCTAATTTTCTGGGGCAACTGCGCGCACGCGCGTTTGCATCTTCACTTGCTTTGAGCGCAGCACTTAACGAGCACACAATTCCAATATCAAAATAAAGTCATTGCTAGACTTCACAATTGTGATACTATTTCCCTGTGCTTGAGAAAAACACACCGACCCGGCGGCTCCGGGCACTCTCTTGGAGACGAAAATGATGACAGATGCAATGCAACTCAACAGCATGACAGATGCGAGCACATGGGCGCAAAACATGGGCAACCTAAGTGACGCGCAACAAACACGTCTCGCTAACTGGATTTGGGAAAACAAACCTGAAATCGGCTGCCGCTACGACGAACATCCCATTTACAACATTGAAGACGGTTTTTGGGAAATCGTAGGCGATGAAGCGGAAGGCCAGGAGGAATTGCTATGAAGATCAAAACGGCCGAACTGATTGGACTGCCATTGGATTGGGCTGTGGCGGTATGCGAGGGAAAAGAAAACTACTTCGAAATACGCGAAGGTCAGATCTGGTATGAGCGCGCATCAGGCGACTTAATTCGATACAGTCCATCAACAAAATTTATGCAAGGCGGAAGGACAATTGATCGTGCGCAAATTCAAGTGATCAAAGGCAACCCGCTTTACTTCCCGAATAAAAACGACACAGGTGATTACTATGAACCCCTGTGGATTGCAGGAAAGATGCACGGGCAAACACGATTGATTGCTGGCTTGCGCTGCTACGTAGCCTCCCAGCTTGGCGATGAAGTTGAAGTTCCTGACTACCTTTTAACTGCATAAGGAGACAAGCATGAATAACCTGCACCCAGCGATCGCAATGGCCCTTGACCCGTTTGTTAACTCGTGGAAGACGCCGACACGCGGCACGAACGACCAGGAGTATCAGATCTACCTCGCTTGCGCCGACGATGGTAATGGCGGTGACATCACTCGAAATGGCGCTCCGCTAAAAAGCTACACAGAGTGGCTTTCTTCATAAGCTGAATACATAAGCATTGACATACTTCACAGATGTGATATTCTTATTTCCGTGGTCAACGTACTGACCACCTGACCTGGCAGAACCAGGCACTCTCACTGGGGACAAAATGAACAATTTAAGAACATGGAAAATGGTAGTTGAGCCAATCAGCGTGTCACCGGCAATGTATTTCATTAAATGGATTGATGTAAAAGCCACATCTGCAGATGCAGCAAAAGCTGCGGCTGAAGCTTTGAACCCAGGGTGCAATGCAAATTTGTGCAGCATCATGCCAGAAGCCGCAAAGTAATCCACACGAGGCACTTAAAACAGCTGCACTTGCAGCACTTAAAGAACTGCACTGGAGACGCAAAATGCTGACACTTGCCGACATCAACAACATCGAATCCGACAGCGAAATTTCAGAACTCGAATACTTCAAAAGCATTCAGAGAATTATCAACAGCGGAATGTGGGCCATGCAAAGTGGGCACGGTCGCACAATGTTGATCGCAATTCAAGAAGGTTTGTGCCTATTAGGCAAGGCAGGTTCTCGCGACCCATTTGGCAACTACATCCCCAGCCGTGACGAAGTCAAGGAAGGCACCAAGGGCTCAATCAGCTACGTCAAAAATCTCATGGGCGACAAGTGGTTGTCCGAGATGGAAAGCGTCTAAGAAAAGCATTTGACTGGCTTCACAATGCTGATATACTGATTGCCGGATTAACAAAAAAATCCACTCCACAAAGGACGCATCATGAAACCCATGACACTGCAAGAACTTATCAACATGCGCATCGCTGCTAAGCGTGAAGAAGACAAGGCCATCCAGGCTCGTCGCGATGTTGATTCTCAAATCGCTGAACTGCTGCGCGATGCCACCAAACCTGAAGGCTCCGTCTCTCAAAAGCTCGATGGGTACAAAGTCACCGTCACCTACAAAGTCGATCGCAAAGTATCTGCCGACGAGTTGCAAAAGTTGTGGGACAAGCTGTCGCCAGAAGTGCAGGCCGTGTTCAAGTGGAAGCCAGACGTCTCCGTGTCCGAGCTGCGTAAGCTCGACGACAAGCAAAAGATTTCTGCGTCAAGGTTCATCACATCGAGCGCCGCTTCGCCTTCGATCAAAATCGAAGCTATCTGATTCATTTTTACACCTAGAGACATCACAATGGCTATTACTCTGAAGTCCACAAAGGACGCTGCCCTTGACGGAATCAAGATTCTTGTCCACGGACCCGCCGGAGCTGGCAAGACCAGCCTGTGCGCAACCACAGGAGAGCCCACGATCATCATCAGCGCGGAGTCTGGCTTGCTCTCACTGCGTGGCCACGACATCCCGGTAATCGAAGTCAAAACGCTTGATCAGATGTATGAGGCGTACGACTACGTTGTCAACAACCCGGATGGCCAAGCATTCCAGTGGGTGTGCCTCGACTCCATCAGCGAGATCGCCGAGGTGGTGCTGAACCACGAAAAGAAAGTCGCCAAGGATCCGCGCCAAGCATACGGCGCGCTGGCAGAGAAGATGACGGACCTGATCCGCGCTTTCCGCGACCTGCCTGGCCGGAACGTGTACTTCTCATGCAAGCAAGAGCGCACAAAGGACGAGCACTCAGGAGCGATGCTCTACTACCCGGCAATGCCAGGAAACATGCTGAAGCAAGGCGTGGCTTACTTCTTCGATGAAGTTATGGCGCTGCGCGTTGAGAAGGATGCAGACGGCAATCCGACTCGCTGGCTGCAGACCAGCCGGGACTTCAATTACGAGGCAAAGGACCGATCCGGTTGCCTCGAGATGTTTGAAGCACCAAACCTTGCGGACATCGCCGCAAAGATTTCTTCCACAGCCAACTGATCCAAGAAAGGACACCCATCATGGCAAGCTTTTCATTTGACACCAGCACAGTCGCTCCCCGCGAAAACAACTACGAGCTGCTACCTGCAGGCTGGTACGTTGCACAAATCACTGACAGCGACATCGTTGCACTCAAAAGCGGCAATGGCCAAGCTATCAAGCTGACGTTTGAGGTTCTTTCAGATGGCTATCGCGGCCGCAAGATCTGGGCGCAGCTCAATGTGCGACACAACAATCAGCAGGCTGAGCAGATCGCGCAGCAGCAGCTGCGTGAGCTATGCGATTCGCTCGGCATTGTTCGGATGAACGATACCGCCGAGCTGCACAACAAACCGATTCAAATTAAAGTCAAGGTGCGCAAGTCAGACAATCCTCAATACGAGGATCAGAACGACATCTCTGGCTATAAGGCAGCCGGCGGCGCATCTGCGCCGTCGATGATGACCCCTCCCCGAGCGGCCGCACCAGCCGCGTCTGCAACAGCCGCATCTTCTCCTCCTTGGGCGAAGAAGAACGCAGCGTAAACATCGTGTGGGGGGAAAACGCCATTCGTGGCGAGTACCCCAACAATTTTTCAACAACGAAAGGAAACCATGTCAGAAGAAACACAAATCAAACCGCCAATCATCGTTGTCAAGATGGTGCCAGCAGGAGTTGAGTTGGTGCTCAATGCGCTTAATCAGCTTCCGCGCGGACAGGTTGACGGTCTGTGGCAAGAAATCGCCGCCCAGTATGGATATCAATTGCAGGAACTTCAAAAAGCAGCACAAGCCAGTCTGTTGACTCAGCCTGCTGAGGTTGTGGCTGGCAACGAAGGATCTGTCGATTTCTCTACTGAAGGGGCTAAGCAATGAGCACTCGCATCTATGCCGTTCAATCCGGCGACATATTCAAACTCGTTGAGGCCAGTAACAAAAACGCTGCTTTGCGTTACGTAGCAAAAGATCTGCTTAGCGTTTACGTCGCGGACCAGCGCACCCTGGTTGCCGCAATGCAGGACGGCGTAAAAGTTGAGGTAGTTGGAAAAGATTCTGATCGCGCGGAGTAAAGCGTCAGTTGCACAAAAAAGTGCTGACACCCTGGAAAGACGGGGGCTTACATGAATGGGCAGGCCAGAGGGTGACAGTGGCATACCGCACACGGCCAGTTGCAGTGCAACCTGCCCATCCGTGTACGTGACAGCACAACATGTATGGGGGCTGGGGGGCGTGAAGGCATGGGCGGGAACCGATTCCTAGATCGCTTTCAGCCTCCATACATGTTGTGACTTTTGAGGAGAGAAAAATGGCCAAAGTGCCCGAACCATTGCACACGACTGCCGCCCTGATTTATCAGGCGTATGAAAACGACGCTGACAATAACCACCGTCCGCACCTGGGCGCTTCGCTTATCGGCCACGCATGCGAGCGTTTTCTCTGGATGACGTTCCGCTGGGTGGACAAGAAAAAGTTCGACGGCAGGATGCTTCGCCTGTTCAGGGCCGGCCACGACTTTGAGCCGCGCATTGTTGGCGAACTGCGGCGCATTGGCGTCGAGGTCCACGACCAGACGCCTGACGGCAAGCAGTGGCGAGTGACGTCCCTGGGCGGCCACTTCGGCGGCAGCATGGACGGCGCCGCCCAAGGCTTTGCTGAGGCGCCAAAGGCCTGGGCCGTGACCGAGTTCAAGACCCACAACGCCAAGAGCTTCAAGGCGCTGCTGGAGGATGGCGTGCAGAAGTCCAAGCCGCAGCACTACGCGCAGATGCAGATCTACATGGGCGAGACCGGCATGGAGCGCGCCATGTACATCGCCGAGAACAAGGACAACAGCGAGCTGTACAGCGAGTGGGTTCACTTCGACGCGGTGGAGTTCGCCAGGCTCAAGGCGCGAGCCGAGCGCGTCATCAATGCCAATGAGCCGCCGCTCAAGTGCAGCAATGACCCGAGCTGGTTCGTGTGCAAGATGTGCGACTTCCACGACCACTGCCACGGCGAGACAGCGCCGGCCGTCAACTGCCGCACCTGCGCGCACGCGACGCCGTTCACAACCGGAGACGATGGCGAGTGGCTGTGCGAGGCCAGGACCAACACCATCACGCTCGAGGCTCAGCGCACCGGCTGCGACCAGCACCGCTACATCCCGATCCTGCTCGAGCGTTTTGCGAAGCAGAAAGACTATGTCAATGGTGATGTGGTCTACAGCACCGAGCAGGGTGACTTTGCAAACGGCGACCCGAACAACGGCGCGCTGGCATCGCAAGAGATCCGCGACTGCGCGCAGAAGGTCATGCTGGCCGACTGCTACCGCATCAAGCGCGAGCTGCTGGGCCAAGGCATCGACGCGAAGGTGGTGTCATGAGCACCTTCACCGAGACAACCACGCAGAATGCACGCAAGCGCCATCGCTGCACCTGGTGTTGGGAGTTCATCGAGCCGGGCGAACAGTACAAGCGCTACCGCTACTTCGACGGCGGCGACGCAGGGACAGTGAAGCTGCACCCAGAGTGCCATGAGGCCATGCTGCAGGATGCGGCCGAGTGGGGCCCAAGCTTCGAATGGACGCCAGGGCAAGAGCGCCCGGCAAGGGGGGTTGCATGATCCCCCGCCCATACCAATCCCGCGCGCTGGACGAGCTGTGGGGTTGGTTCAGCAAGCACAACGATGGCAATCCGATCGTTGAGGCGTGCGTGGGCGCCGGCAAATCCCTGATGATTGCCCTGCTCGCCCAGCGCGCGGACCTCGAGTTCCCTGGTACCCGCATCCTCGTGCTGGTCCACCAGAAGGAGTTGCTAGAGCAGAACGTCGAGAAGATCATGACCGTCTGGCCGCAGGCCAACGTCGGAATTTACAGCGCTGGCGCTGGCCGCAAAGACCTTGGTTGCCAGGTAACGTACGCAACTATCGGCAGTATCTGGAAAAACGCGCACCTGCTTGGCCGCATCGACATTGTGCTGGCCGACGAATGCCACCTGATCAACCCGAAGGACACCGGCATGTGGCGCGGCTTCCTGAAGGATTTGGCCAAGTACAACCCGCACACCCGCTGCATCGGCTGGACCGGCACACCATTCCGCGGCAACGGAGTCTGGCTTACGGCCGGCGAAGATGCCCTGTTCACCAACATCGCCACCCGCGTGACGATGAAGGAGCTGCTGGAGTTGCAGTTCCTGTCCCCCCTAGTGCCGGCCACCACCGTGACCCGCATCGACGCGCATGACGTGCGCACCAGCGGCGACGACTACGTGCTCAGCGAGCTGGCCAAAGTCACCGACACAGCCGAGCTGGTGGAGTCCACCTGCGACGAGATCGTGCAGCTGGCTGCCGAGCGCAAGCGCTGGCTGGTCTTTGCCGTGACGATTGAGCACGCCGAGCACGTTCGCGACGCCCTGCGCCGCCGTGGTGTGGTGGCCGAGATGGTAAGCGCCAAGACGCCAAAGGCCGAGCGTGCTCAGCTCATCAGCGCCTTCCGCGCCGGGCGCATTCGCTGCCTCGTGAACGTGGCCGTGCTGACCACCGGCTTCGACGTCCCGGAGCTGGACTTTATCGCCCTGCTGCGCGCCACCAAGAGCCCGGTGCTGTACGTGCAAATCGCCGGGCGTGGGATGCGCCTTGCGCCCGGCAAGACCGACTGCCTGTGGGCCGACTTCACCGACACGACCACCATCATGGGTCCAGTCGACGCGGTCAAGGGCCGGCTCCCAATGGGCGGCCGCAAGGGTGAGGCCCCAACCAAGTTGTGTCCTGAGTGCGGCAGCCAAAACCCGGCATCGGCAACAGAATGCCTTGACTGTGGTTACTTATTCCCGGAACCTGAGCGCATCAAGCACGGCACCCGCGCATCGGCTGCCGCAGTGCTGAGCAGTCAAAAAGAATCGATGTTTGAGACTTTGCAGGTCACCGATGTTCGGTATCGGATACATCGAAAAGAGGGAAGCCCGCCAAGCCTGCGGGTTGAGTATTACGACGGGTTGATCCGCCAAGCCAGTGAGTGGGTTTTCATGTCTCACGATGGCTACCCCAGACGCAGGGCCGAGGCATGGTGGAATGCTCGCAGCGCAATCAACGCGATTCCAGGAAGCACCGAAGAGGCGCTTGAGTGGCTGGAGTACAGCGACCAGATCCTGCGCAAGCCATCCGCAATCATAATGACAAAGCAAGAAAAGTATCCACAAATTGTTTCATATCATTGGGAAAAAGAAATGGAGACTGCATGACGCCAGCAGAGCAACCAAAGCAAGAGATGAAAGGAATAATTGTTGGATACACAGGATGGTTCAACTGGCCACCTGTCTATTGCCAAATTCTTGAGATCAATAGCGACATGCTTCGAGTCGAACTTGATCAAGGCGGCGAAGGTTGGGTAAAAGCATCTGATTTCACGCCGCGATATATGGTCGGAGCTGTTCAAAAAAAGATACACGCAGGGAGCGTCGCATGAGTCCAGCAGAGATACAAGTAAAGATCAACCTCGCCCAAAGAGAGGCGGACTATTGGCGCGAGATTATTGCGCGCAAATCATGCGAGGACTGCAAGCAGTGGCAGCACAGCGCCTGCAGCCTCGCTGGGGGCGTCGTGCCGCCGGATGATGTGGTGCGGGTGGGGTGCGATAACTGGAGCTGGGACGAAATACCTTTTTAACAAATGAGATACTGATGATTGAAACGATAAACATAGATGAGACACTTGCAGAACGTGGCAGTAGGTATGGCAAGTTCAAAGATCACGCGCGAATTTCTCAAGAAATAAAAAAAGTAATGCAGAAAACAGAAGGCTGGGAAAAACTTGGTGATAACGGCCGAGAAGCGCTTGAGATGATCGCTCACAAGATTGCAAGGATTCTCAACGGGGATCCAAACTACGCTGATAGTTGGGTTGATATTGCCGGCTACGCAAAACTTGTGGGGGACCAGTTGCAGGGATTGGATAGGTAGTTTTTTCAAGTATCACAATGCTATTAAAATGGAGATTATATGAATCACCCGGAGACCATCAATCACCGAACAAACGTGTCGCTCAACGACATCCAGGCCAAGATCCAGAAGACGGTTTACACCGTCCTGCCGGACACCACCACCACAGTCTGCCAGCTTGTCATGGAGAACGGCTACGTCATCTTAGGCACCAGTGCCTGCGTCGACCCCGCCAAGTTCAACAAGGCGCTCGGGGAGAAGTACGCCTACGAGAACGCTATCAACAATGCTTGGCCACTCGAGGGGTACCTGCTGGCCGAGGAAATCTTCAACAGGAGCAAAGCGTGAGCTTCGTCTGCCCACTACCACCAGTCAAGGTGATGGTCCGTCCAGAGTTCCTTTATGACTTTGACGGCAAGGATCGGGATCTTGTCGAGGGAATATGGGTCAGCGTCAAGTCAATTCGCGGGGAAGCCCTGCGCTTTGAGACCTATCTGCCCCAGTACGGAGCACTCTACGACAAGCTTCCTGTCTCGGCGTTCATGCACGACACTGACGAAGAGTTTGACGCTAATTCGATGCTCGAGCTGGACGAGTTGCAGATCTGGGATGCGCTGAGCTACCACGTCACCGTGGTCGAAAAGCCCTTGCTCAAAGGACTGCGAGCTGAATTCTTTGGCAAGGACAAGCGCTTGCACCAGGGTGAATTCATGTTCACCTTGGACTGTGCGAACCCGGACCCGCGCATCCCAGACTTCACTTTCAGCGAGACGGTAGACGAGCACAAAAGTTACAACGTCCTGCGCCTGAACAACGGACAGTTCGCGCTCCAACCAAACAACCGGTGCCGGTTTTACGACCCTGCGTTTAACCCGCAAGAGATGCGCTTCCCGGACTTCAAGGTGGCCACCAAAAAGTACCGCGTCGAACAGCACGCCAAGTGGCGGCTTGGAGATACCAACAACTTTACTTATGAAGGAAATAAATGACCACCGCCATCTACAGCATCGCCAACGTGCAGCACGCGCTGCAAGCGTTGAAAGAGCAGATCGCCCCAGAAAAGTGGGCAGAGACACCGCTGCCTGTCATCGCAGCTCCAAGTTGGTGGCTCGAGGACGTGCGCAAAGAGCTGGGTGTCGAGGAGGGCTTCGAGCCTGGTGAGATACACGGCTGTCACGTCACGCGCAACGAAAACGTGACTGAGCCAGTGCTCATTGATCATGATGGCAAAAAATATTCGATCCTGCCGAAGTGGTTACGCGCCAATCATGTGGCGCCCGAAGACAGTGAGGGAGGGATAGCAGAATGAGTGTCGCAACAGTAACTTTTGAAGACGCCGGCGAAGAGGTTGGCATCCACATCGACTTCGGACCGGATGGCGGGCAGGAAACCAGCGGTGCGCACCAGATGGCTATGTCGGCCGTGCAAAACCTGCAGCGCGAACACCTGACCAACTTTCACAGAACTGGGAAGTGGCTCGCTGCCTGCGGCAAAGAGCCTTCAGTCGAAACCGCGTCAGTACAGATCGGCTGCGACATTGAGGAAACTGTCGAATTGCTTGAGCTGCTGAACATTGACGAACGCAACTGTGAATACCTTCTTCTTTCCGCAATATACAATCTGAAGGTTGTTGCCGGTAAGCTGAAAAAGCTGAATGCCGTTGCCAGTGTCTCAATAGAGAACAGAGCGCATGCGCTGGACGCCCTGTGCGATCGCGAGGTGACCGGCAATGGTGTTGCCTACCTGCTCGGATTCGATAAGCCATCAGCCGACAACGCTGTGCTTGATGCGAACCAGGCCAAGCTGGTGGATGGCAAGCCAGTGATATTGGAAGGCGGCAAGATTGGCAAACCGCCAGGGTGGGTTGCACCAGACCTGAAAAAGTTTGTGTAAAGAAGGGGGGGCGCGCAGCCCCCTTTCTTATTTCTGCTTCAGGCTGTACAGATACTCGCTGTTCACATCTGTTGAAAGATTGTCTCGCTCAATCTGCAACTGCTTACGCAGCAATTCCTTCTCTGGCTTCGTCAAGCTTTCGTCTTTGATGATTTCAATTTCTTCCCTGCGCAGCCGCGAGATCTGCCTCTGATACCGCTCTGCTGTGCTGGCCAGATCATACAAGCGCTGCTCCTCGTCCGTCATCTTTGGATCAAGGTCAAGCCTGAATTGCGCCTCGATCTCTTCCGAGATCTTCCTGGCCTCACGCATGCGCTCACTGGCCTTGCGGATGTTTGCGCCCTCGTCCACCTCGCCATAGAACTTGTTGACGAATGGAATTTTGCTTGCCTTCAGGTCTTTGTCATCGCTGGTCATCGCAAGCACCGACGAAGCCATCTGCTCAACGAAGTTGCCCAGTCCGCCGGATGTGGCTGAGATCAATGTCTGCACCGTTCCTGGCGTGATCGACGTCTCTACTCCCAGCACCTTACCAGTCTTCGCTTCATTGCCGCCACCAAGCTCGTTGAGCGCCCTGGCAATGGATGCCGACACGCTGTCTTGCTGTGAGGTGAACATGCGCTCAGAGTCTGGCCGAACGTCGGTGAAGGTTTTCTCTGGAGCAGATGGCGAGCCGAAAACTCCCCGCTCTGTTGCAATCTGAATCGGCAGGTCGGCCAAAGTTGGCATCGCTGCCAGCAGAACCTGCACGCCGTCGCTGAAGTCCACTGCGCCACCGAATGGGTTGACTGAGCCGAACACAACAGACGCCATGTGCAATGCCGCTTGGGTCGGCTTCACGCCGCGCCGCGGATCTGCCTGGTTGCGGATCACGTCGCCGATCATGTAACCCATGTTCGGGAAGATGTTGAATCCATACTGCACCGGCATTGTCATGTACCGCCCACGCTGGCCGACGCGTTCGATGCCATCGCCTAGCGCGTCGCCCGGAGGTAGCATGAACACTAGGTTGCGCTCTTTCACATAGCTTGGAATCTTGTCCCAGTATGCCTCCTCGTCCTCATCCTCGCCGCCGGTTGCCGCGCC